ATGGTCGAGCCGGAACAGGACTCGCCCGGCGATTCCGCGCGCCGGGACGAGAAGCAGATCGAGCCCTGGCGCGCGGAATTTCTCGCCGTGCTGGCGGAAACCTCCAACGTCAGCGCTGCCAGTGCCGCCGCCGCCGTTCCCCCCGCCAAGGCCTACCGGCTGCGGCGCAGCGAACCCGATTTCGCCCGCGAATGGCATGCCGCCCTGCTGGAGGGTTACGAAAACCTAGAGATGGAAGTGCTCTACCGCCTGCGCTTCGGCGATCCCAAGGACGGCGAGGTCAAGTTCGACAATGCCACGGCGCTGCGCCTGCTCGGCCTCCACCGGGAAACCGTGGCCCGCGAACGCGCCGCGCGGGAAAACGAGGACCTGGCCGCCGTGCGCGCCTCGATCCGGGCCAAGCTGGACCAGCTGCGCGAACACGTGCGCGCCCGCGAAGCGCAGGCGGCGATCGAGAGCCGACCAGAGACCGACGAGGAGGCCGAACATGGCTGAGGCCGATCCCCTGACATGGCTCACCCAGGCCGAAGACGGCGAACTGGAGCATTTCATGGCCCGGCTCGGCCCTTCCGGGCAGCGCGAATGGCGTTGGGACTGGCGGCTCTGGGCGCGCCCTTCGCAGATCGCGCCCGAAGGAGACTGGCGCGTCTGGCTGGTCATGGCGGGGCGCGGCTTCGGCAAGACGCGCTGCGGCGCCGAATGGGTCAACGAGATCGCGGAGAGCCGCCCCGATGCCCGCATCGCGCTGGTCGCCGCGCATCTCGGCGAGGCGCGCGCGGTCATGGTCGAAGGCGAGAGCGGCTTGCTGTCGGTCGGCGCGCCCTGGCGGCGGCCCGTCTTCGAACCTTCGCTGCGGCGCCTGACCTGGCCGAACGGCGCGCAGGCCATGCTCTATTCTGCCGCCGAGCCGGAATCGCTGCGCGGCCCCCAGCACAGCCACGCCTGGTGCGACGAGGTCGCCAAGTGGGACAATGCCTCCGCCCGCGCCGTGGCCGCATGGGACAACCTCTTGATGGGCCTGCGACTGGGCCGCGACCCCCGCGTGGTCGCCACCACCACCCCGCGCAGCGTGCCGCTGGTCATGCGGCTGCTTTCCGAAAGTGAAAACGGCGAAGTGGCCGTGACGCGCGGCAGCACTTTCGACAATGCCGTCAACCTGCCCCGCCGCTTTCTCGACGCCATGCGCACGACGTTCTCGCGCAGCCTGCTCGGGCGGCAGGAGATCGACGGCGAAATGATCGCCGATATCGAGGGGGCGCTGTGGAACCGCACCCTGCTGGAGGACTGCCGCGAGCATGGCGCTCCCACATGCGCGCGCGTCGTCGTCGGCGTCGATCCGCCCGCTTCGGCGGGGGGCGACGCCTGCGGGATCGTCGTGGTCGGCGTGGGCACGGACGGCATGGCCCATGTCATGGCCGATGCCTCGGTGGAAAAGGCCGGTCCCGAACGCTGGGCCCGCACGGTCGCCGGTACGGCGGAGGCCTGGCAGGCCGACCGCGTGGTCGCCGAAGCCAACCAGGGCGGCGCCATGGTCGCTTCGGTCCTGCGCGCGGCCCGGCTCTCGCTGCCGCTACGGCTGGTCCACGCCAGCCGGGGCAAAGTCGCCCGCGCCGAACCGGTCGCCGCGCTCTACGAAGCGGGACGGGTCCGCCACGCGGGCATGTTCCCCCGGCTGGAGGACGAGATGTGCGGACTGATCGCCGGGGGCGCCTACCAGGGACCCGGCCGCTCGCCCGACCGCGCCGATGCGCTGGTCTGGGCCCTGACCGAGCTGATGCTCGGCACCGGCGGCGCGCCTCGGGTCAGTCTGGCGTGACCATGCTCCGCGTCCTTGCGTGAACCCTTCCATGGCGGCGCCTGCCGCTTCCCAAATTGAAAGGAACCCCGGCAGTGTCCTTCATCGATACCCTTCTCGCCGCCTTCAAGGGCGAGAGCACTCGCGTTCCGCTGGCACGCGGGCCGGCCTCGCCCTGGTTCTTCGCCGATAGCGGCGGGGGGCGGGCACCGTTCGAATATGGCTCGGCCGTGCGCCGCGCCTATCTGGAAAACCCCGTGGCCCAGCGCGCGGTGCGGCTCGTGGCCGAAGGCATCGGCGGTGCGCCGCTGCGTCCCGCCGATGACCGCCTCATGGCGCTCGTCACCGAGACCAGCGCCGGGCAATCGCTGCTGGAAACGCTCGCCTGCCACCTGCTGCTTCACGGCAATGCCTATGTCCAGGTGCTCAAGGACGCGCGCGGAAAGCCGGTCGAACTCTACGCCCTGCGGCCCGAGCGGGTCTCCATCCTGGCCGGCGAGGACGGCTGGCCGACCGCCTTCGCCTATGACGTGGCCGGAAGGCGGCTGACGATCCCGGCGCTGGACGAGGACGCCTCGCCCAACATGATCCACATCCGGCACTTCCACCCCGCCGACGATCATTACGGCGCCGGATGCCTGGCCGCCGCCGACGAGGCGATCGCCACCCACAATGCCGCCGCCCAGTGGAACCGCCAGCTTCTGGAAAACGCCGCCCGCCCCTCCGGCGCGCTGGTCTACGAGGCGGCGGACGGCCAGAGCCTGACCGGCGACCAGTTCGACCGGCTCAAGGCAGAGCTTGCAGGTGCCTATGCCGGGTCCGGCAATGCCGGTCGGCCGATGCTGCTGGAAGGCGGCCTCAAGTGGCAGGCCATGGCGATGACCCCGGCCGACATGGACTTCGCCACGCTCAAGGCTGCCGCCGCGCGCGACGTGGCGCTGGCCTTCGGCGTGCCGCCGATGCTGCTGGGCCTGCCGGGCGATGCCACTTACGCCAATTACCGCGAGGCCAACCGCGCGCTCTGGCGGCTCACCCTGCTGCCGCTGGCAAACAAGATCCTCGCCGGACTGTGCGAAGGCCTCTCGCCGTGGTTCGCGCAAGGCGGCCTCGCCATCGATCTCGACCGGGTGCCCGCGCTCGCCGAGGACCGCGAACGGCTCTGGGCCCAGGTCAGCGCCGCCGATTTCCTGGACACTGCCGAGAAGCGATCCCTGCTCGGGCTGTCTCCCGCGCAAAAGCATGGAGGGAACAAATCATGAACCAGAAAGACATGCTGGCGGGGCTTCTCGCCCAGGCCGCAACAGAGGGCAGCGAACTGGTGACCCTGCGCGCCATCGTCGAGGAAGCCAGCGAGGTCGGCGCGCGGCGCATGCTCGCGCGGATCGGCCTCGACGATGCCACGGCGCCGGATGACATCTGCGAACTGCGCGAACTGCTCCAGGCCTGGCGCGATGCCAAGGCCAGCGCCCGGACCGCCGCGATCGGCTGGATCGTGCGCGCCACGCTGGCGCTGCTGCTGCTCGGTCTGGCGGTGCGGCTCGGCGCCGGGGGGCTGCTACGATGATCCCGCAGGAACGGGCCTGCGCGCAGACGCTCCGCTTCGCCGGCTACGCCGCCCTGTTCGGCAGGCGCGATGCCGGACGTGACCTGATCCGCCCCGGCGCCTTCGCCCGGACCCTGGCCGAACGCCGCGATCCCCTGCCGCTGTTCTAGCAGCACCGCAGCGACCTCAGGATCGGCTGGGTGGAGACCGCCGCCGAGGACGGACGCGGCCTGCGCGTCGTGGCCTCGGTGGACAACCCGGACGGCGCCGCCGGTCTCGCGCTGCGACGCGGCACCGTGACAGGGCTCTCGTTCGGCTACCGCGCCCGCGCCAGCCGCACCGGTGCTGAAGGACGCGAGTTGCTCGACCTCGACCTGTTCGAAGTCAGCCTCGTCACCCACCCGATGCAGCACGGCGCCCGGGTGCATCTGATCTCCTGACGCTTCCCCTTCCCCCTTCCCGTTTTTCCCGCCGCCCGAACCGGCGGCTTCAACCGAAAGGTCTATCTGCGATGGAATCCAACACTCCCGTCGAAGCGCTCGATGCCTCGTTCGACCTCGTGGCCCGGCAGGACGCCACCGAAACCGCCGTCGAGGCGCTGCGCGGCGATGTCGACGAGGTGAAGGCCCGGCTCGACCGCGTCAGCCGCGCCGCCGCCCGCCCGGTGATCGAGGGCGCCGCCGCTTCCGCTGCCAGCATCGAAGTGAAAGGCTTCGTCGACGGCTACTTGCGCATGGGCCGCGAGGCCGAGATCAAGTCGCTTTCCGGCACCGCGCCCGCCGACGGCGGCTATGCCGTCCCGCGCGAAGTCGATGCCCTGATCTCCGCCCGCCTCCGCGCGATCAGCCCGATCCGTGCGATCGCGCAAGTCGTGCAGACCGGTTCGGCGGGCTATCGCAAGCTCGTCACCACCGGCGGCACGGCCTCGGGCTGGGTCAGCGAAACCGGCGCCCGCGTCGAGACCGCAACGCCCGCCTTCGCGGAAATCGCCCCGCCCGCAGGCGAACTCTACGCCAACCCGGCGGCGAGCCAGGCCATGCTCGACGATGCCCAGTTCGACATCCAGTCCTGGCTGGCGGACGAGATCGCGATGGAGTTCGCCCGCGCGGAAGGGGCCGCCTTCGTGAACGGCACGGGCATCAACCAGCCCAAGGGCTTCCTGGGCGCACCCAACGCCGCCACGGCGGATGCCGCGCGGCCCTTCGGCACGCTCCAGTTCCTCGCCTCGGGCAATGCCACCGGCTTCGATACCGCGCCCGAACTGAAGCTGATCGATCTCGTCCATGCCCTGAAAAGCGGCCACCGCCAGGGCGCGAGCTGGGTGATGAATGCGAAGACCCTGGCCGTGGTCCGCAAGCTCAAGGCTACCGACGGATCGTTCCTGTGGCAGCCGGGGCTCGTGGAAGGCCAGCCGAACCGCCTGCTCGGCTACCCGGTGATCGAAGCCGAGGACATGCCCGATATCGCCGCGAATGCCCTGCCGATCGCCTTCGGCAACTTCCGCGCCGGCTACCTGATCGCCGAGCGCAGCGCGACGTCGATCCTGCGCGATCCCTTCACCAACAAGCCCTTCGTCCACTTCTACGCGACCAAGCGCATCGGCGGGCAGGTGCTCGATTCCGACGCGATCAAGCTGCTCAAGATCTCGGCCTGATTTCGGGCCTTCGCGGGGTGCGTTCGCCCCCCGCGAACCTTGAGCAGCGGCCCGCGCCATTCCCTCCCTCCCCCCCCTAATGGCGCGGGCCACCCGCCTTTCCCTTCCAGATCGGAGCCTTCATGAACCGGGTCATTCTCTCGCCTCCGGTGCTGCCGCCGATGGCGCTGGCCGAGCTCAAGCAGTGGCTCGGCATCACCTCCACGCGCGACGACGCGCCGCTTGCCGCGCTCCTCGCCGTCGCCCTCGAAACCTGCGAGGCTTTCACCGCCCGCATGCCGCTGCTCACCTCGTGCGAGGAGATCGTTCCGGCGCAGGCGGGATGGCATGCGCTCTCCGCGCGTCCGGTGCAGGCGATCACCGGCGTCGAAAGCGTGGCGGCGGACGGCACGCGCGCCGCGCTGGCGCCTGCAAGCTACGAAATCGACCTCGACGCCGACGGCACCGGCCGCGTCCGTGTTCCCGTACCCGGCGCGGCGCGGAAGATCGCCGTGCATTTCACCGCCGGGATCGCCGACGCATGGGAGGACCTGCCGGACGGCCTGCGCCACGGCCTCGTCCGCCTGGCCGCGCACCAGCACCGCGAGCGCGACGGCAGCGGCGCGGCCCCGCTGCCCCCCGCCTCCGTCGCGGCGCTCTGGCGCCCCTGGCGGCGGATGCGTCTGACGTGAACCGCCCGATCGAGGCCCGGGTGGACTTCGGCAATCTCGCCCAGCGCCTGACCCGCCGCGCCGAGGCGCTCGCCGAGGCTCATGCCGAAAGCCGCAAGCTGGCGGCACAAGGCAACGAGACCCGCTGGCGCCGCGCCGCGCTCGTCTGGCCGCTCTTCGCGAAAGGATAAGCCATGGAAATCGCCTTGCGTGCCGCCCTGATCGACTGGCTCTCCGCCGATCCCCTGCTCGCGGAAGAACTCAATGCCGTGACCGAGGAAGCGCCGCTCCGCACCGCCCTGCCCTGGCTCGCCATCGCCGCCAGCGCCAGCACCGACTGGAGCAGCAAGTCCGGTCCCGGACGCGAAGTGCGCGTGGCACTGGAACTCCACTCCCGCGGCGATGCGCCGGAAACGGCGGCGACGCTCGTCGCGGCCATCGAGGCCCGGATCGGGGACCTGCCGCGCGACCGGCCCGGCTGCCGGATCGTCACCAGCCAGTTCCTGCGCGCCCGCACCGAGCAGCGCGGCGAAAGCCGCCGCGCGATCCTGCTCGAATACCGCTTTCGCCTGCTCTCCTCCTGACACTCTTCTCATCCCACTCGCCCCAACAAGGAACCCCCGTCATGTCCGCACAGAAAGGCAGCGCCTTCCTTCTCAAGATCTCGGGCGGCGGCTCGCCCGCCACCTTCCAGACCGTCGCCGGGCTGCGCACCACGCAAATGTCGGTGAGCGGCGATGCCGTGGTCGTCACCAGCAAGGACAGCGGCGGCTGGCGCGAACTGCTGTCGGGCGCGGGTGTGCGCGCGGTCTCGGTCAGCGCGGCGGGGATCTTCCTCGGCAGCGCCGCCGAAGCCCGGATCCGCGCCAATGCCATGGCCGGAACGCTCGACGACTACGAACTCAGCTTCGAGGACGGCGAGAAGCTGCATGGCAGGTTCCTCGTCCAGCGCCTCGACTATGCCGGGGATTTCAACGGCGAGCGCAACTACACGCTGCAGCTGGAAAGCTCCGGCCCGGTGAGCGCGACATGAGCCGGGACGCGGACGATCGGGCCAATCCCCTGCGCGGAGAGGCCCTGCTGGAAATCGGCGACACGGCGCATGTCCTGCGCCCCAGCTTCGCCGCGCTGGTCGCCGCCGAGGAGGAACTCGGGCCGCTCTTCGCGCTCGTCGAGCGGGCAGGGGCGGGCGGACTTCGCCTTTCCGAGCTGGCGGCGCTGTTCTGGCACTGCCTCGATCGGCGGTCCGCCGTCACGCGCGAAGCGGTGGGCGACGCAGTCCTCGCCCAAGGCCTTGCCGCCTGCGCGGTGCCGCTGCGCACGCTCCTGGGCCAGATCCTGAAAGGCAGCGGATGAGCGAATTCGCCCCGGCCGCGCTCCTGCTCTGCGCCCATGCCGCGCGGATGCTCGGCTGGCGTCCGCACGAGTTCTGGGCCGCCACCCCTGCCGAACTCGCCGCCGCGCTCGGCCTGCCTCTGACGGGAATATCCGCCGCCGAAGCCCCCGGTCTCGACCGTGCCCTGCTCGAAAAGCTGATGGAGCAAGACAATGAGCAATGAAATCGACAGCCTCCTGGTGGAAGTGCGCGCCGGAACCGAGGGCTTCGCGCGCGACATCGCCCGGATGCGCGCCAGCGTGGACGGCGATCTCGTATCCGGCTTCACCCAGGCCGGCCAGGCGCTGGAAAAGGGCCTGACCGGGGCGATCCGGCGCGGCAGCCTGGGCTTCGACGAGCTGAAACGCGTGGCCCTGACCACGCTGGGCGAGATCGCGGCGCAATCGGTGCAAGGCCTCATCGGCTCCGGCAGCGGCGGATCGGCTGGTACGGCCACGGCGAGCGCGCTCGATCTCTCCGGCCTGTTTTCCGGCCTGCTCGGCCTGCCGGGCCGGGCCACGGGCGGCAACGTCTCGCCGGGACGCGGCTATCTGGTGGGAGAACGCGGCCCCGAACTCTTCGTCCCCACGTCCGCCGGACGGATCGAGACCGGCCCGCTCTCCCGGGACGCCGCCCGCGACGTGAAAGTCTCGATCAACCTTACCGGCCCGCGCGGCGCCTCTGCCCCGCAGTCGCTCCAGCGCTCGTCCCGCCAGGTCGCCAGCGCGGTGCGCCGCGCCCTTTCCTCCCGCTGATTCCTACCTGGAGCCCCCCGAAATGGCATTCTGGCTTGCAACCCGGCGTAGCGGACAGACCAGCGACTGGATCCGGCGCTTCGACCCGCGCTTCTGGACCGTCAACTTCCCCCGCCCGATGATGGCCTCGGTCGTCTCGACCGGCCCCGATTCCCTGCGCGTCGATGCCTCATTCCTGCGCAAGGGCGATCTCGGCGGGCTGATCTGGGAAAGCGAGGACCGGCTCGACCATCCCCTGCTCGCCTATGTGACCGACCGCGACTATGCCCATACTTCGCTGAGCTTCCGCTGGCGGTCCTCCGGGGTGATCCCGCTCGATTCCGGCATCGGGCCCACCCTGACCGTCGAAGGCCGCGACGTGGCAGGCGTGCCGCGCGTCTGGTACGTCCGCCTCTGGAACTACGCCGAAGGCACTGGTGAGGACGCGCGGATCGCCTTGCGCTTTTCCCAGCTCGATGCCGGTTTCACGCTGCCTTCGGGCGACCGCGTCTGGCCCCATGCGATCGAGCGCATGTTCATTTCCTTCTGCCCGCCCGGCTACGACGGCAGCGCCGATCCCCTCCCCGCCGAGGCCGAAGGCTGGATCGAACTGAGCGAGATCGCCGTGGACGGCGCCCGTGCCATGCTTGAGATCGGCGATGTGATGATGCCCGCAAACGGGCTCGCCATGGCCACCGGCTTCGACGATCAGGGCGTGCAGACCCCCGCGCGTCTGCTGCGCAGCATTCGCCAGCTCGGCTACCGGGGCTCGGTCATCCACTATGTCGGCATGAGCCATTATTTCCGGCTCGCATTCGCGAACGGCGCCTATCTGGCCGGATCCGACACAGGCTCAAATGAGGGCGGTGACCCGCTCAACGCGCCGACGCGGGCATGGCACCGTGCCTTCTTCGCGGAATGCCTGCGGCTCGGCCTGAGCCCGGTCGCCTCGCTCTCCTACGAATTGCTGGACCAGCATTGCCCCGATGCCTGGCGCCAGCGCGACCATGCCGGAAATCCCGCCCTGACCGGATGGGACCCGCCCTCCACCCTGCTCTCGCCTGCGAACGAGGCGGCGATGGGCTGGCTGCAATCGGTAGGTGCCGCTTTCGCCCGGCTCATGATCGCGGCGGGCGCCCCGGTACGCTTCCAGGTCGGAGAGCCCTGGTGGTGGTGCTTCGCGGACGGGCGCATCTGCCTCTACGACCCGGCCGCCATAGCCCGCTTCGGCGGCAATCCCCCGATCATTCCCGACTTGCGCGCGCCGCTGGACGATGAGCGCAAGGCCCTGCTCGACATGGCAGGCGAAGTGCTCGCGCAGTCGACCGCCGATCTGGTCGCCGCCGTGCGCACAGCCGCCGCAGCGACCTCGACTCCGGTGGAGGCGCTGGCGCTGGTCTTTACCCCCACGGTGCTCGATCCGGCCATGCCCGAGATGCAGCGCGCCAACTTGCCGACCGGCTGGGCATGGCCCGCTTTCGACCGGCTTCAGGTGGAGGACTACGACTGGCTCACCGCAGGCGCCGACGCGCCCCGCCGCCAAGCCTATCGCACGGTGAACCGGCGCCTCGGCTATCCGCCCGAGGAACAGGACTACCTCGCAGGCTTCGTGCTCGATGTCGCGCAGTCCGACCAGTGGCGGCGCATCGACGCGGGTATCGACGAAGCGCTGGCCCGGTCCCACCACGAAGTCGTCGTCTGGGCGCTGCCGCAAGTCGCCCGTGACGGTTTCGTCCGCCTCCCGCCGCCCTGGCCAGACGATAATGACAAAGGAGCCGCAGAAATGCAGGCCTTCGACAATGTACCCTATCCGCTCGCCCTCGGGCGCGACACCGCCGTCGTCGCCGAATTCTCCACCACCGTCTCGGTGACCGCGTCCGGCTTCGAGAGCCGCAACAGCCTGTGGTCGAATGCCCGGCTGCGCTTCGACCTTGGCCCCGGTGTCCGTTCGGAAGCGGAACTCGGCACGCTGATCGCCTTCTACCGCGCCCGGCGCGGCCCGGCGCGCGGCTTCCTGCTGCGCGATCCCGCCGATTTCAGCTCGAACGGCATGACCGCCGATCCCGGCCCGCGCGACCAGTACCTCGGCGCCGGAGACGGCCTGCGCAGCTCCTTCCCGCTGGTGAAGCGCTACGGGGAGGGAGAGGATGCGCAAGTCCGGCGCATCACCCGCCCCCGCAGCGTGACCATCTCCATCGACGGCGCCGCGCAAGCCGGAAACTGGACGCTCGATCCGCTCGGCCTCGTCGTGTTCGATCAGGCCCCGCCTGCGGGCGCCTCGGTCAGGGCGGGCTTCCTGTTCGACGTTCCCGTGCGCTTTTCCGAAGACCGGCTCGAAATCTCCGGCGCGTCCTTCGCGGCGGGCGAGGCGCCGAGCGTGCCCGTCGTCGAGATCCGGGAGGCGTCATGACCCGCATCTGGTTCTCGAACGCGCTGGAAACCGTCGCCCTGTTCTGGCGCCTGGACCGCAGGGACGGCATGACCCTGGGCTTCGTCACTCACGACGCCGACCTCTGGTTCGACGGACTGCTGCACCGCGCCGCACCGGGCATGGTGCCCTCCTCGATCCGCAAGTCGGCCGGTTTCGAGCCCGACAGCGCGGAAGTGCGCGGCGCGCTGACCCACGAGACAATCTCGGCCGAGGACCTTGCCTCCGGCCGCTTCGACGGCGCGCGCGTTACCATCGGCCTGGTCGACTGGGAGACGCGCGAACATGGCAGCCTCTACAGCGGCACGATCGGCGCGATTTCGCAGGAGGACGGCGCGTTCTCCGCCGAACTCTCCTCGCGCAAGGAGGAATTCGCGCGCGATCCCGTGCCCCGCACCAGCCCGTCCTGCCGCGCGCCGTTCTGCGGCCCCGGCTGCAATCTCGACCCACAGCGCTTCACCCGCGAAGTGCGGATCGCCGATGCCGAAGTCCCGGCAGGCAGCGTGGCATTCGACCCGCCGGTCGATCCCGCCCTGTACTTCGGCGGAACCCTGCGCTGGCTGGAAGGCCCGCAGACGGGCATGACCGCAGGCGTGATCGGCGCCGCGCAGGAACGGCTGATACTGGGCATGCCGCAAGGCAGTGTCCCGCCGGCTGGAACCCGGGCCTTGCTGCGCGAGGGCTGCGACCACACCCTGGCCACCTGCGGCACCCGCTTCGGCAATGCGGCGAACTTTCGAGGTGAGCCTTTCCTGCCCGGAAACGACATGCTCACGCGCTATCCCGCCCCGGCATCGTGACCCCCCACATCATGAACGGCGAGGAAATCGCAGACGCGGCCCTCGCTCTGGTCGGCGTTCCCTTCCGGCTGCACGGACGCGATCCCCGTATCGCGCTCGACTGCCTCGGGCTGGTGGCCGCCGCCACCGACAACACGGCGAACGTGCCCGCCCGCTGCAGCCCGCGCTCGCTGCGGCGGGACCGGGCCGATGCCATCGCCTGTGCCCTGGGCCTCGTGCCGACCTCGCAGACGGCCGCCATCGCCCCCGGCGACGTGCTCATGTTCGAGCCCGCACCCTGCCATCACCATCTCGCGGTGGCACTGGACCCGCACCGCATCGTCCACGCCCATGCCGGGCTGGGCCGTGTCGCCCTCGGCCCGATACCCGCCGACTGGCCTATCACCGGCCACTGGCACGCCCTCCCATCGAAGGAATAGTCATGGCCACGCTTGTCTTCAGCGCCGTCGGCACCGCTCTGGGCGGGCCGGTCGGAGGCGCGATCGGAACCCTGTTCGGCAGACAGTTCGACACCGCAATCCTCGGTTCGCCGCACCGCGAAGGCGCGCGCCTCAAGGAACTGGAAGTCACGACATCCAGCTACGGCCAGCCCATCCCCCGCCATTTCGGCCGCATGCGCGTGGCCGGGCAGATGATCTGGGCGACCGAACTGATCGAGAGCACCGACACCCTCGGCGGCGGCAAGAACAGCGCCGCGATCACGACCTACAGCTACAGCGCCAGTTTCGCGGTCGCACTGGCGAGCCGTCCGATCCTCGATATCGGCCGGATCTGGGCGGACGGCCGCCTGCTGCGCGGCAGCGACGGCCTGCTCAAGTCCGGCGGCCTGTTGCGCGTCCACAAGGGCCACGCCGACCAAGCCTGCGATCCGCTGATGCTGGCCGCCGAGGGCGCCGATCTCTGCCCCGCCCACCGCGATCTTGCCTATGTGGTTTTCGAGGACCTCGACCTTTCCGACTTCTACAACCGCATTCCGGCACTGACCTTCGAGGTCTTTGCCGATGAGGGCTTCGACCTGTCGGACGTGGTGGGCGATCTCGTCCCGGATGCCGACGCCGCCGTCCCCCTCGCCGGGTTTCACGGCCTTACCTGCGACGGCCCGCTCACCGGCCTGCTCCAGACCATCGATCAGGTGATCCCGCTCGATATCGACGCCGGAGGCGAAAGGCCGGTCATCGCACCGCAGCGGCGGCAGTCGCAGCCGATCGCCCTGCCGGAGGCCACCATTAGCGCCGAAGATGGCGATTTCGGAATCAGGAGCGGCTTTTCCCGCCAGCGCGCCGCCCCCGAAGAGCGGCCGGTTTCGATCCTGCGCTATTTCGACAGCGACCGCGACTATCTGCCCGGGCTCCAGCATGCCTCGGGCCGGGCCTCTCCCGGCAGCCCGCGCGCCATCGAACTGCCCGCCGCGCTCGGAGCCGATACGGCAAGGTCGCTGATCGAGAGAACGCGGCGCCGGATCGACTGGAGCCGCGAACGCCTGTCCTGGCGCATGAGCGCGCTCAATCCCGCAGTCACGCCGGGCGCGATCGTCCGCTTTCCCGGCATCCCCGGGGAATGGCGCGTGCTCGAATGGGAATGGCGCGATACCGGCGTGGAGATCTCGGCAGAACGCATGGCGCCCGCCGCAGCGGATGCGCCTGCACCGGCCGGAGCGGACCCCGGCCGCATCAATGCCCCGCGCGATCTCCCCCCGCCCCCGACCACGCTTGCCGCTTTCGAACTGCCCCACGATCCGGCGCATGTCTTCGCGGCCGTGTCCTCGCCGGGCGCCCACTGGAGCGGCGCGGCACTTCTGGCCGATCGCGGCGACGGGGAACTCCATCCCCTCGGGCCGAGCGGCCGCCGCCGCGCCGTGATGGGCAGGACCACGACCGGCCTTGCGTCGATGAGCCCGCTTCTCTTCGATCGCGTCTCCAGTCTGGACGTAATGCTCGTCGATCCGGCGATGCAGCTTTCTTCCGGGACGATCAGGGAACTCGCGGAAGGCGTGAACCTCGCGCTCGTCGGAGAGGAGATCGTCCAGTTCGCCCGCGCCACCGCGCTCGGTGGGGGCGCATGGCGGCTGGAAGGCTTCCTCCGCGGCCGCGGCAGCACCCCAGCGGGATCCCATCGTCCCGGCGCAAGTTTCGTCCTGCTGGACAGGGCCGCCGTTCCGCTGGATTCAGCGGCCCTCGGCTCCGCCGAAACCCGAAAGGTCGCGGCCCTGGGCCGGGGAGACGGCGACCCGGTGCTCGCCCCGATCGCCTTGAACGGGATTTCCCTGCGTCCTCCCGCCCCCGTTCACCCCCGCGCGGCGTTCCTGGCGGACGGGACCCTGAAACTGCAATGGACCCGGCGCGCACGCGGTGAACGGGTGTGGCAAGACGGCATCGACGTGCCGCTGGTGGAACAGTCCGAAAGCTACCTGCTTACTTACGGCCCGCCCGATCGCCCCGTGGCGACCTGGACGCTACCTTCCCCCGTGATCCTCCTCCCCGCCGCCGAACAGGCGCAGCTTTCCGCGCTTTCGCCGGGCGAGGTGTTCCGGGTGCGCCAGCAGGGCACCCATGCCCTCTCCGATGCCCTGCGCCTGCTTCAACTGTCCTGA